AAGTGGTACAATCATCAATATCGGTATCGCAACAGAAAAAACCGATATAGCAGCCGAGAGTGACAATTCACTTAACGCTAAAACTTATGACACAGATTTGAACTATGTTGGCGCTATAACTTATACAGGCGACACAGGTACACATTGGTGTTATTTTAATGAAATAGAAAAAGTTGAAGCTTCAGCAGTAAATACTGATGATTCTTGGATGAAAGAAGAATCAGACATTGATGTTGCTTTAAATTTACAAGCAGAAAGTCAAATAGGTAAATAATGATGAATGAATATATAATGTTATTTTTATCACTTGCCATTTTGGCTGGATTAGTATATTGTTTATTTCTAGTTAATGATATGAAAAAGATTACTAATAAAATGTTAAAAAGAAGTAAAAGATATATGAAACAATTAGATAAATCAATTAAAGAGTATGATGATGACACTTGCTAATCCTTGGGAACAAAATATAATTGACAATGCGATAGAGTATTCTATTGTTGAGTGGCGTCCTTTGAATAAGACCACAAAGACCATTGTTAAGACGTATGATGAGGCCAAAGAGTTATTTGCTAAAACAATAAAAGAACATAGTGCTACGTTAGCCTATGCCTGTGATAAGAATGGTAGCCACGCTAATTTAAACCATTTACCAGAATTTAAATATAGGAGTAAATATGTCAAATCAAAGAAAAGGTAATTATCAAAGCAAACCTGATGGTATGACCAATGAAATGGGTACCTTAAAGTTTTTTAAGATAGCACAACAGGTGTTAGAAAAAGAAGGCAAAACAGACGAAGCATTTAACTTTGAACAAATGGTAGATTGGTTACAATCTGGTAAAAGCTTGCCAAAAACAGAGGAAGATGTTATAAAGGCACTAGGTATTTAATGATTACTATTAATGAATTCAGAGGCTCAGAAGCTGATAAAGATATATTTGATGAAGATGATAACAAGATTGGTTATTGGAGAAAACTTGAAGACGGTAAAGATGGTAAAAATCTTTACGAAGTTTATTATGATGATAGAGAAGATGAAGGCGATTATCTACAATCAGATGAGTTTGTGTCAACAGATGATGAAGCCGAAGAAACAGCATATGATTATGCAAGGAGTGTTATATAATGAAATACAATGAAGATAAAATACTAAAAGAAATAGGTACATACATACAATCAACGTATGGCCAACACTATGCTCAAGTTAAAGAGGGCGTACAAGTACAAGACCTATTAAGGTCGTGTGGTATAGACAAAGATTTTTGTCAAGCCAATGCAATTAAATATCTTGCAAGGTTTGGTAAGAAAGATGGTCGTAATAGAAAAGACTTATTAAAGGCTGTCCATTATATTGTTTTATTAATGTCAAGTGAAGATGAATCTAATGCCAAAAAGAAACTTAAATAAACAAGAATTATATCTTATTGCTTTAAAAAAGCATATCAAATGGATGAGGTCACTAGGTCTCAACGTTGGTGATGACGGACATATTATCAAGTCTAGTTATAATACCAATGATAACGGCTATTACCCCACAACTGACTTATCAGATATACACCCACAACCTAAATTATCAAATGTTATAGGTAATGGTATCAAAACTGATAATAGTTGGAAGATAGAAGAGTCAAAGAATTTTACAATCGTGCCGGCATATAACAAAGGACCATATATGGTGGTGAATAGAAAAGACCTGAAAACAGCAGGAAGGAAAGTCTAATGAATGAAATATTAGCTATGATTGATGACCTTAAAAAAGTCAAAGCAAAATTGGTGAGTGGTGACACCCCTGGTGCAATCAAATTGATTGACGAAGTTGTTGCCTATAAAGAAAAAGAAGTCAAGAACTTTGAGGCGTGGTTAGAAGAAGAACATAAAGATGAACACGTCCAGGTTGAAGAACAGATAAACTTACCCTTTCCAGAGGGGGTACGGTAGTACGTAATATGGTTGATTCGTCAATCCAGGTGCGTCCTAGACGCTTAAATATGCACAAAAAGCGTGTAATTACGTCATTTATTAGGGGCTTGACATTTAGAGAGTTTTCTGGTATAGTAAGTGAATATTAATAAACAACCTTGGGAGGTTATATAGTATGTCGTTTAAGTATGAAAAAGAAACTCTATTTGCAGAGTTTAAAAATGCAAAAGATAAAGATGTCAAATTGAGTAAGAAGAAATCTATGTTTGACAAGTTGAATGATTATTACACAAATAGAATACAATTCTGTAAAGACCATATAGAACTTAAAAATAAACACCCCGAATATTATGATAGTTTAGATATAAAGTTTGATAACTTATTGCTCGCTTATCAATCAGTTAGTCCACTAGACTATTTTTATAACAAAGTTTTTGGTATGTCATATGCTGAAAAAATGAGAATCTCCGAGATTGAACTTATGGAAAAAAGAGCTAATGAGGGTGTCGGTGTCTAATTATTTAACAAACCAACAGATAGAGGAAATCGTGGATAAAGTGATAAAAAAAGTTTGGGAGAAAGTTGCAATGTGGGGTATGGTAGTCATAGCTGCGTTTGTAATTGTATCTTTAGAACTTAATAAAGCGAAAGCTGATGAAGTGACTACAATAACTCCACAGGAGTTTGTAGAAACGGTTGTTGCTGTACCTGGGAAAGCAAAAGACTTTGCTCAGAGTGAATGGCAGAAAACAAAAGAATACCAAGCAGAGTCTTGGGCTGATATGAAAGCACAATTTATCAGTACAAAGGAAAAGATAACTAATCTTTTTGTTAAAAACTAATGGTACAGAATATTAAATCTTTTTGTGATAAGATTGATTCTATAAAGAAGATGGCGGATAATTTGAGAGAGACTTCGCCATCTGACCCATTAATTAGAAACAAGATTGAAGTTATACAAGCAGATTCATTATTAGTTGCTAAAACTAAAGTTGACTCTGAATTTTTTGAGAATATAAATGATTATGAAAAAACTATTGAAAAAGACAACCATTATGATTATAATGGTCTTGACGTTGACAAATTGTAGTACCGTAAATAGAACACATTTAGGTGCTATTTCAGGTGGTGGTTCTACCACAGCATTATGTGTAGAGTCTGGTATTACAGACCCTTATGCTGTTGCTGGTTGTGCCGTTGTTGGTGCATTTACAGGTGCTGAACTACTTTACAATTCAGACAAAGATGTACATAACGCAGTATTTGTAGACCATTTAAACACGGCGCCAAACGGTGCAAGTTATACAAATTGGTACAATTCTAAAACTGGTAATTCTGGTATAATTCATACAACAAAATCATATACACAGGGGCCATTAAAATGTACAGAGTATGACCACACGGTTGATATTACTAATAGTTGGCCGTTGATTGGTATTGGTGGTGTTAATAGAAAAGTTGTATTTGGTACTGCTTGTCAGTTACCAGATGGTCAATGGATAGAAAAACCGAGGTTAAACTAATGTCAAAAGAATATAGCTCACACGATTGGCGAAAAAACACAGACGAAGCTGTGATTGTAGATGGTCAACACGTTTTAAAAGTAAATGATAGTAAAGTTTTATTTAAAAATCCAAAAACTCTTAAAGAGCAAGAGGTAGATGTATCAAGGTTGATAAGAGTATTTGTAAACAATTTAGAACAAAATAAAAAGAGTGTAAAATGAGTACAATAGAAATTCTTAAAAAAGAAAAACAAGAACTAAAAGAAGAATTAGAACTTTATGAGTTTAATGGACCATCTTCTAAAATACAAGAGATAGAAGATAAACTTTATGAAGTAAATGATAGTTTAAAGAAATTAGGTGTAGCAAATGTTTGACCCCGATAATAAAATAAAAAGATATTTGACTTGGTCATTTATATTAATAGTATTTTTACTAATTACTGGTATAGCTAATGCTAAAGATGAGAATTATTACGCAAAGATTTTGCCTATCAATCCTGAAGAAACAGGAGGGCAATACTGCTTTATTAAAGTAATCATCAAACAAAAAGGTGATGAAATAATAAAAGAAGAGGTGATGGAATGTGCTGATGGTAAAAGAAGACAAGACGGTCTCGGTTATTGGGACTTGTTTGCTCAATTTTACTACTTCAATACTACCAAAATGCCTCAATATTGTCGGTATTATAGCCGACAAGGACACGCTTTTAAATCATATGGGAAGTTGTGTCTTCAACCAGACGGAAAATGGGAGGTCGTTCAATGATTAGAAACTTAATCATACTTTCCCTTGCTTTAGTTATAATATATGATGTATCAAGTGACCAGGCGTTAGGATACGTTCAAACCACGCTTGACTTTGTACAAGATTTGTTATATGATGTAAAGGAGAGTAAAAACTTATGATGAAAAACAAACTAAAAATAGTAGGTGTACTTGCTACGGCATTGTTATTAAATGCTTGTGCTGGTGGTACTTACAAAATCAAGTCTGAAAATGGTAAGACAATGAATAAAGTACCAAGTTGGTATATGGCAGACTATTCTGAAAGAAAAGCCTGTGATACTGATTTAATTGGTAAAGGCAAAGATAAACTTTGTTTATTCGGTGTTGCTACTAGTGTTTCACCAGACTTACAATTAGCGATAGAGAAAGCTAAAATGTATGCGAAGTCAGAAATTGCTGACGTAGTAGCAGGTGAAATGAATAAAGAGTCTAAGCAGTTTATTACTGAACTTGGCAAAACCAATACGAAGACTACCGTATCAGAGGTAGAATCTACTTTGATTAATGTAATCAAAAATACCAAAGTTAGAGGTTATGAAATCTGGAAACAAGATGTCACTTTAACTAAAGAGGGTTATTACAGAGCTTGGATTGGTTTAAGATTGCCATTAGGTGAGTACAATAAGATGTATAACTACACTATTGAACAAGCTGTTGACGCTCATAACATAAAAGAAAAAGCAAAAGAAGCTTGGTCTAGTATGTTGGAAAAAGATGGTAAACAAAATGACGATAACAATTTATAGTAAAAACAATTGTGTTTATTGCTCAAAGGCAAAGGCCTTGATAAAAGGCCTTGGTCTGGAATATGAAGAGAAATCACTAGAGAAAGATTTTGGTGGTGACCCTAGTAAACTAATTGAGGACATTGGTAAAAATGTTAGAGCAATGCCTCAAATTAAAATAGATGGTGAGTTAATTGGTGGTTATAATCAGTTAGTTGAGTATTTTGAAAAACAAAACAAAGTGAATTTCAAGGGAGAAATAATTGCCGAATGATAATATCATATTCTTTCCAGAGCATAAACGTAAGAGAGAAGTTAGACAAGAACAAGATACGAAGTTTGCAGAGGAATTAAAAAAGAAACAAACTAAAGACTTTGTTGAGACTTTAGTTGATGAAATAGGATTTGACTTATTAAAGAAATTTGTTGACGCTGGTATGAGAACACAAAATCACACATTTACAAAAGACCTTGCGATAGTAATAGACGCAATACGTGGTCTTGCATATAGAGATTTTGATATGGCACACCCGGCTCAATTATTAAGTGAGAAAATGGTATCGTTAAAAGTTAACAAAGATGGTAACTTTAGAACTGCCAAGATAACTTACGATATGTTTTTAGAAAAACCAAAACCGGCAACTAATCCGTTTTCTAAAGATGTAAAAAAAGAATTAGACTATTTAAGGGACGGTGGTGATATGTTTGACCCCGATATTGACCTTGATTAAAGAATTCTGGAGGGCACACAATATATATTCGCTGTGTACTCTGAATGGTGTTGTGACCATAACACAAAGAGAAAGGAAAGGTAAACAATAATGTTTAACTTTATCAATAATATCTTTAAAGGAGATAAAACTATGGCTAATAAAAAGCTAACTAAAACTGAAAAGATTAGAAATCTTTTCTCAAAAGGTTCAGATGTTTCTTGGAAACAATTGAGAAACACTTACGACCTTAAATCACCAGCTGCAATGGTTGGTAAATTAAGAAACGAAGGAATGATGATTTATGAAAATAGGTCTTCAAAAGGCGTTTCATACAGAGTTGGTACACCATCAAAAGCAATTATTATTGCTGGTATCAATAAAGTATTCGGTAAGCAAGTAGCTTACTCGGCATAATTAAACGAGTGAAGGTGGGCCACTTCGGTGGCCCCTTTCTTTTGGTAACAAAAAGGGTTTTATGGTAACTAACGAAACTGATAACGATACACACGAAACGGATAAGACTTGGGAAAACGAAGCAAGTGCAGATTTAAGTCCTATGGTGAGAGTATCATTAAAAGAATATAATGATTTAAGAGACCAGGCTAAAGAATCTGGTAAATATATAACTGACCCTAGTTTGATTTCTGTTATAGATAAGATAGAAGAATTGACTAGAGCGTTGAGAAAACACATTGTCAGAAAATATTAAAGAAAAGAATGATAGGTTTGTAATGACATTAGCAGAGGCAAGTAAAGGTAAAAAAATGACCAGAAAAGTGGATACATATGAGTATCAATCTCTAGCTGATTGTATAAGAAGTGACCAAGTACCAGCAAGTGAGGTTGCAGAGATATTTACAGACAAGACATTTTATAAGTGGTACAAAAAGAAGTATTTGGGGCAGTATAAATAGTATTACGAATTGGAGAAAATTATGGCAGAAAACGATAAACAAATTATGGAACATCAATCAAAATTAGGTATTATGCCTAAAGCGTCAATGGATGCTGGTCAAGGTATGGTCAGCTCAGCTGAACCAACGATTGCTGAAATTCTAACTAAAGTTAATAACGCTAAAGATAAAACAAAGAAGATTAAAGTATTACAAGAGTATAATTCAGACGGCTTAAGAATGATTTTAAAAGGTTCATTTGACCCTAAAATCAAGTGGTCATTACCATCAGGTACACCACCTTTCATAGCTAACGAAGCACCTCTTGGTACTGAGCATACAATGTTGAGTCAAGAGTCTAAAAGATTGTGGCATTTTGTGGAAGGCGCTGACGCCGAAACTACAAAGACACAAAAAGAGACAATGTTTATTCAAATATTAGAGGGTCTTCATAAATCAGAAGCAGAGGTCTTATTGAATATGAAAGATAAGAAACTGAATAAGGTTTACAAAGGTTTAAGCGAATCGGTAGTGAAAGAAGCTTTTGGTTGGAATGATGAATTCTATAAACCAGAACAAAAATAGAACAAATTTCACAAAAAATACTGATTTTTCTTGCTTTTTTTTAAAAAAAGTGCTTGACTTTATAGCACCGGTGGTGTATAGTATACCTATAAATATAATATAGGAGATTACATTATGAAAACATTGATAGTATTTTTAACGATATTATGGTTTGGTTTAACCGCCTTAAATAATTCAGTTAAAGCAGATGAGTACAATACAGCGGTGATAGGTCATATTATTACTCAAAAAGTACAAGGTAATAACGTTGATACTTCGGTTCTTGAAGCCGAAATGCAAAAACTGGTTTATAGTTTTGCAACTGAAATGACTTTTATTGTACAAAAACATTTACCTAATATACTAGAGGGTATTGCTTCAGAAATGAGACAAAACGCAGACAAGGTATATAAGTGTAAATTACTTGAAGGAGGCTCCTATGAATGTAAATAAAAAATGCCAAAACTTACAAGTAAAAAACTCAAAGTCAAAAAATTTATCAAAAGAGGATTAAATGCCTCTGGCGCTAGACAATATAAAACTACCTATAAGGCAATCAAACAATATTTTAATTACATCAACGAGGGAATGTTTGACGGACTATTATCACCGTTTAACGAAGTTGAAATCAAAAATTTGGCTAGACAAAAATGTGTCGGTCAAGTTAACATATTGGAGTGGAAGAGAAAAGGTACTAGAAGATACCATCTTGAAATGTTACCAAAGTATCCAAGCTTTCAATACTTCCTTGATACGTTGTGCCACGAAATGGTACACCTATATCAAATGCAGAATTTGGGAGACACAGGAAATCATAATGCTATATTCTGGTCTTTTGAAAAGAAAGCCAAGACCCTTGGTCTTGGTTTATAATCAACGTCAAAGTGAGAGGACTATATAATGAGAAAGACGAAAGAACTAGACCACCATCTAAAACATATTATCAATAACGTACCAATCAAGTTAGAACAATTTGAGGCCAATAGTGAGAAGAAAATGACTTACTATACTGGTAATTGGTCAACAGATGTTGCTAATAACTTTACAGAAAAACAATCAGAAAAAATATTTAAGAAGATGAAAAAGATTATGGATAATAATCCTAATATTGTCTTCACACAAAAACGTATGAAACCTATTGAAGTTGGTACGTGGTCAGAGTATGGCGAACAAGAAGCACACTCTATCACAGGTTTTGAATACATTGTAATGAAGAGGTAATATGGTAAAAAAAATAAAAAAAGAAATAAAAGATTTTCCATACTCTAAAGTTTGGATGTGGACTAAAAGAACATTGTGGTCTATTTTATTATTAGCAATTGTATATGGTGTCGGTACATTTTATCCTAATCCTATTGCTACCAAATGGGCTAACGAAAATTTGAGAAAAGAACATACTGCTTGGGCACAAAGTCTAGGTTTAGTATCAAAGAAGATGAGATATAAAAACAATAAAGAGTTTATTAAAGAACTAGGTTATTGTGTTGATTATCTAAACTTTACAACACCTGTTGATAAGAGAGTGCCTATTGAAATGTTAGTAGGTCAGGCAGTATTAGAATCAGGTTGGGGTAAATCAAGATTTGCTAAAGAGGCAAACAATCTATTTGGTATTAGAGTGTTCAAATCAACTGCTAAACATTTATTACCAGAGGGTATGAATGAATGGCCAGGTTGGGGTGTAAGAGTGTTTGAAACTAAATGTGATTCTGTAAAAGAATATATAAGATTACTTAATGAGCACCCAGCTTATGAAGACTTTAGAAATATGAGAGCAACTATGTGGGCAAAAAACCAAAAGTTAGACTCTCTAAAACTTATTAAAACTTTAAAAGCATTTTCTACAACAACTGATTATGCAGAAAGAGTTATTAATATGATGTCAAAGATAGAAAAAGTACAATCATCTAAAGAGTAATAAATAATACTATGTTCGGAATAATATTAACATTTTTTAGTGCAATTTCTATATCTGTAATAGCCGCTGGTTATTCTATTATAGGTCTTGCTACTATATTCGCAGGCGCTTATGTACCTATTATTGCTATGGGTAGTGCGTTAGAAGTTGGTAAACTTGTAGCCGCCAGTTGGTTATATAATAATTGGCAAAATAGTTTAGTACCAAAAACCATCAAGGCATACTTGACAACGGCTGTGATAGTGTTAATCTTTATCACGTCAATGGGTATTTTTGGTTTCCTATCAAAGGCGCACCTTGATAGTGTACAACCACAGGCAAACTTTACAATACAAACCAGTTTAATTGATAAACAGATAAAACAAGAAGAACGTAATATAAAACGTGCTGAAGATACTTTATTACAATTAGATAAATCTATTGAAGTATACCTAAAGAATGATTATGCTACTAGAGGTTTAAAAGAAAGACGTAAACAAGAAGAAGAACGTAATCTACTAAAAGAAGAAATTAAAAATAGTACAAATAAAATTTCTGAACTATATAAAGAAAAGAGTATTATAGAATTAGACCAACAAAAAATAGAAGCAGAGGTTGGTCCGTTAAAGTATATTGCAGAATTAATATATGGTGAAAATGCAAAAGACCATTTTGATGAGGCAGTAAGATATGCCATTATGGTATTGATATTTGTATTTGACCCATTAGCAGTATTATTATTGATAGCGGCTAACATATCATTAAGGACTTGGAAAAATGCCAGAGCAGAGAAAAAGAAAATTGAAGACGAAAAAAAGAACAATGCAAAGCGCCAAAAAGATTGGCAAAAGGAAGCTGCTAATGCAAAAGCTAGAGCGAAAGACTTCCGAGATAAGCAAAAAGTTTATAAAGACTTTTTTGGTAAATTAGGTAAAAGAACATTAACCAATAGAGACTATGAAGACTTTTTTAGAGAAATGGGAACAAAAGAATTGCAGGAACTTGGTCTGGATCCTGACGCAATAAGAATCAAACTAGACCAAATAATGGAGTGGAATGACCCGAATATTAATCCTACTAGCAATAAGTAGTTTATTAATGGGTTGTATGAAAACAACCTGTATATCGCCTCACAATTGTGAGAAAACGGTAGATTGGAAAGACCCTAAATTCACACTCTTTAGAACCATTATAACAAATGGTGCTAATGCAGGTAAATAACGCTTGCCAAAAACTATATAATGAGGTATAATGAAACTATGATTACAAATGCAGATATAAACCGTATTATCTCTCCTGATTTACAGATGAGAAGAATTAAAAATGCTGAAGACAGATGTAAGAAAGCGACTACTGATTGGTCTAAAAACTTTTGGTACAATACTTTCAAAGCATTATGTACGAAGTATGACCAATTAGATTATTTTAGAAAGGCGATACACTAATGAATGTTTTTTATTTACACAAAGACCCAAAAGTGGCAGCCGAAATGTCGTGTGATAAACACGTTGTAAAAATGATACTAGAGTCAGCACAACTATTATCTACTGCTCATAGAGTATTAGATGGCACAGAATATTATGACAAAACTAAAAATGGTAGAAAGATTAAAAGGTGGAAACACCCTAATTCTAATTTAGAACCATTACTATACAAAGCAGGTTGGGTAAAACACCCTAGTACAATATGGTTATTTGAATCTGCTTACAACTATATGTGGTTATACAAACATATGATGGCTCTTAATGAAGAATACAAAAAAAGATATAATCATACAGATGACCATTTAACAATTCAAAAATTAGGTGAAGTGTTATCACAACCACCTAAAAATGCAAAAATAAATAAACTTGCAACAGACCCACAACCAGCAATGCCTGAGCATTGTAAAGTTGATGGTGACGCAGTAGCTAGTTATAGAAACTACTATATACTAGAAAAAAAAAGATTTGCTACTTGGAAAAGTCCAGCAAAAGTACCAGATTGGTACGTAGAGGGTAAAATATATGGCAATGAAGAAGAACAATACATCTAGGCCAAAAATTTACGAAAGAAATCCTAACACAGGCGTTATTAGATGGCGTTATGTAGGTGAGTCACCAGATAAGTTTGGTTGGCCAAATTATGGTAGAATATTAAAGGAGAAAAAAAATGCGAAATGAAATAATTGAAGCGTTAAAGAAACACGCTGAAGGACATATTGCAAAACATAAAGCAAACGTAGAAGTTTTATTGAATAAAGTAGCAGGTATAGCTGAACATCCTGATACACTTGAAACAATAGAAAAAGAGTTAGCTATTATTGCTCAATATGATGATGAATTAGAGGTACTTAATAAGTATTTCACATTTAAAGACCCATTAAAGAGTAATTAATGCCAACATATACCTTTGAGGACACAAAAACAGGTAAAGTGTTTGATGATTATATGTCAATTGCAGATAAAGAGGCATATTTAGAGAAAAACAAACATATCAAACAACTTATCACAACAATAAATATAGTTAGTGGTACTGGTGGTATGAAAAATGACTCTGGTTGGAAAGAGAATATGTCCAGAATTGCAGAGGCACATCCTACTAGTCCATTTGCTGATAGATATGGTAAGAAGTCTATCAAAGATATAAAAACTAAGCAGGTGGTAGATAAACACCGTAGAAGACAAAAGGGGAAAAAATAATGGCAAAAGATTTACCAGATTATATGAGAGGGTTTGACCTAGATGATGATTGGGGTATGACACCAGTATCACAGGCACCTACAACTCAGCCTGCTATTGACCCTAAACAAATTGATAATCAGAATTTAGAACTATCTAAAGTTAAAACAGATGTATCTTCTATCAAGTCTATGATGAATGAGATTATGCAAATTGTGGCAGAGAAAGATACTATAACAAAAGAAGTTAATAACGAAGAAGTAAATACTAGATTTAAAGATGTAGAGAAATTAATATTACCATTTCTTTACAATTTAATGAAAAGTGATGAGCCTTACATACATTGGCCAAATAGAACACCAATTATTAAGGCACAAATAGAAAAGTTGCTAAAACTAACAAGAGGATAATATATGGACCTTAAACAAGAACATAAAGAAATGAAGAGGGAAGTAAATATACTGGAAGAGAAACGTAGAGAAGATAGAGGTAGTGTTTCTTGGCAATTGTTAAAAGACGCAAAGAAATTAAAGTTAAAAGCAAAGGAAAAATTAAATGAAATTAAGTCCTAATTTTAGTCTAAAAGAAATGACAGCCTCACAAACGGCTGTTCGTAAGGGTATTAGTAATAATCCTAGCGAAGACCATATGAATGCTTTAAAAGCATTATGTGAAAATGTACTACAAAAAGTCCGAGACCATTTTGGTAAGGTTGTTACCATATCAAGTGGGTATCGTAGTCCAGATTTATGCGAAGCAATAGGCTCAAGCAAAAATTCACAGCACGCCAAAGGCCAGGCGGCCGATTTTGAGGTGTTTGGATTGAGCAACGCTGAATTGGTAAAATGGATTTCAGAGAATTGTGAATTTGACCAGATGATTTTGGAATTCCACAATTTAGATGAACCTAATTCGGGGTGGGTACATTGTTCTTATCGTGCTGATGGTGAAAACCGTAAACAAATATTAAGAGCATATAAGAATGAGAGCAACAAGACTTGTTATGAGTCTTATGTTCCTAGCTGAAAAGAAGATAGGGAAGAGTTAAGAAACTCTACCGATTTAATAAATGAACATTTAATGGATTACAGGTCAAATTAGGCTTGCCAATCTTGTAAATGTAAGATAGAATGACTATATGATGAAACAAGTAAAGAATATTATATTAGGAATAGTTGGTGTTGGTGGATTTCTACTAGCATTATCTCTATTACTAAACTATATGCAAGGAACAATATAATGAAAAATTTTGTACAACTAGACGAGAGTAAGTTTCCTAATACAAAAGGAATGAACACAAACGGTTTTAGGTTTTACCAAGTAGATGGTAAGAACTATCCCTCAATCACAACAATTTTAAGTATTCAGAAAAAAGAAGGCCTAATACAATGGCGTAAGAATGTTGGCGAAGCGGCTGCTAAATGGGAAATGGCCAGAGCGGCACGTAGAGGTAAAGCTGTACACACATTAGTAGAACAATATCTAAAAGGTGAAACACCAGCAATTCGTGATGTGTTACCTCTTGGTATGTTTAAGTTAATGAAACCATATCTTGACCAAATTGACAATATTCATTGTCTTGAAAAAATTATGTACTCACATAAACTAACCCTTGCTGGTCAAGTTGATTGTATTGCAGAGTACAATGGTAAATTATCTGTAATTGATTTCAAAACTGCTAACAAAGAACGTATTGATTCTTGGAATCATAATTATTATATGCAATGTACTGCCTATGCAATTATGTATGAAGAGCTATTCGGAACTCCCATAGAACAAGTTGTTATTTTACAATCAGGAGAAGACGGTTCTTGTAATGCTTTTGTAAAAGATAAAGCGACATATACAGCAGACCTAGAGAAAGCTATTAAGGACTTTTATAAATATTATGAAGAACTTAATAAAGAAAAGATAAATCAGTAATCAAGCCTTATTAAGTCCTCACAGGAGGCATTAATGCAAAAAATAATACTAACTTTGTTATTCAGCTTAGTTATGTTTACTGCTCACGCAGACCACGAACTAGAAAATTCAGGCGCCTATGGTTTAGCACCAATGGGTTTACCTGCTCAATGTGGTCCTAGTGATGTTGTAAATGGTTATATAGATAGGTTTGATTTTATTCCAGAGACTTTTTCCGTAGCGAAAGAGGGTGCAAACGCAGAAGCACCGTCCGCTTATTTTGTATATACGTTTGTGTCAAAAGATAGAAGTCAACACCTTATTGTTTTAACAAGTCCAAGTGGACAAGAAAGCTGTATCGTATCTCACTCTTTTGATTTGATGTATAATCACAAAGAAGGAGCATAAGAATTACTTGTTGACGTAGAGTATAATACGTATAGAGGACGTGGGTGCAACTCCCACCACCTCCACCATAAACACATTAATGGTGTGCTTATGGGGGGTGTGTAGGTTCGACTCGTACAGAAAAACTTTATAGAGAGTAATAGTAGGCGTACTTAAACGCATTTTAAATGGCAACTCAAATTTTGCCCTTGCTGCCTAGTTAATAGGTAACGGAGTTTGTGGTGTACTTGGCAACAGAAACACCACGCTTGACATTTAACAGAAAATAGATATAATGAGAGTATGAATAGCAAAGAATTTACAACAATAATTTTAAACATAGTCAAAGAGAAAAAACCAATTTCTTATATGGACGCTGTAGTGTGGTATTGTGAAGAAAACAATATTGAAATAGAAACTACAACCAGACTAATATCAAAATCACTAAAAGAAAAAATCAAAGCAGAAGCCTTAAATGCAAATATGCTGAAGATTAAAAAAGGTGGTGCATTACCTGTATGAATGGCTTAGAAATGTTATATCATATGTTGTTTGTTGAACCTGAATCATTTTTGTGGGGTTTGATTATGATAGGTGTAATATTTGCCTTATTAAGTTGGGTAATGGATTATGGTTATAGTGAGAACAGAGACAAACAATAATGTATGGCGGATTTGATGTTTATAAAATATACTTGGGTGTCAAACTCCACTTTACAACAGATAGTTATGATTATATAAAATATGGAGGGAAAACGAATGCTAAACTGGATACGTTCACTAAAAGAAAAGATAGATATTTTTTTCATAAGTTATCTAAAAGATTTAATGAACGAGACGTACTTGATTTTCTTGTTTCTAATTTTATTATTAGTGGTGACAAATGGATAGGAGAATTAATAAGTAATGAAAGTGTTGAGACTTATACCAAGTACCGAAAGTATAATGAATCTTTTAAATATCATTTTCGGGACGATTGTGTACGGATTGCTAATGATTTTCAGTCTCGTAATATTCGGTTTGATGATGGTTTACGGGTACATATGGGACAACATCCTAGAATGCTACGATTACTTATTCAACGGAAAGTTAACTTCCAAACCGCCATATATCTCAACAAACATTTGTCGTTTATTAAAGATTGGGATAAAAATATTAGTGAGAAAGTTGTCTGGCCTAAAATCTCACATACGATTGCCAGACTAACTCCGTTTCTGAACTTTAATATGACAGAAGCGAAAATGATTATGAAAGAGGTATTTGTTAATGGAGAATAATATAACACCGATAAGAGAAAAACTAGACGAAAAAATCAAAAAATTAAATTCAAGTAGAGTATTTAAAAAGGTAACACCAAAAGGTGACTTATCTTGGTATATTAAGTGGGCTGCAAGTGCATTTTTAATTGTAGGTATGATATTGGCGTCTGCTAATTTATATCCATATAATATTATGGTTGCAAGTTTTGGTGTATTTGGGTGGTTAATTGTAGGAATGTTGTGGCACGATAGAGCTTTGATTGTTCTTAATGCAGTATCTTTAGCAATCTATTTAATGGGTGTAGTAGGATATTATTTTCAATGAGTTGGTCTAATAATGAAAAAGGATTAGTTGAAGAACTAAACAAACTTGCTATATTTGAAGACAATCCATTAATTGTAGAGGGTAAATCATATGCAGCCTTTGACGCAATTAGTGATAAGTATGTTTGTGAATTTAAGAAAAGAAACTTTGAAAGTGACCATAAGTATGCTATAGAGGGTCTTATAATTGAGAAACTAAAATACGATAGTTTAATTAAGAAAAGTAAATTTTATAGTAAAGAAGCATTGTACATTAATAAGTTTACAGATGACAAGATAGTAATATGGAATCTATCTGAAATGACAAAGTTTAATTTTGATTTTAATTGGCATATGAAAAGAATGAATAAAAGAACTTTCCAATCTAAATTTGATAAGACAGAAAAAGAAATATCATTATTAAAACCTAAAGACGGCAAGATATATGCATAGAGCATTTTGTATAGGCAATGGTGAATCTAGAGTTGGTTTTGATTTAGAAAGATTAAGACCATTAGGCACAATTGTTGGCTGTAATGCTATTCATAGAGATTTTACACCAGATGTTATCTGTGCTGTTGACCACGGCGTAATGCACGAAATATATCATACAGGTATTTGTAATAAGATACCAGGATACTTTAGAGATTGGACTAAAATACCAGAACATATGTATAGAATGTTAGTTGAGGGTAATGTATCAGCTGGTGATATAGATGAAGTAAGAAAAGAAGGCGTATTGCAAGAGAACAATAGAGGTCAAGCAAAAGAGTTTGTATTTCACGGCTCAAGATTAGAGGGTGCAGTACATATAATTAGGAAGAATAAAGAAAATTTAGAACAGAAAAAAGAATTAGGTATTGCAGACGTAAAAACATATGTCAAGAATATAAGTGTAGGTCAAGTTAAAGTTTCTTGGATACATCCAGAAAAAGATAAATCACATAGTCTAAAAGATATAATGGGTACAGACCTAGGTTGGGCAACAGGTCCGTCTAGTGGTTATGTTGCTTGTCATTTAGGTGCAAAAGAGGTCTTTCTAATAGGTCACGATTTACAATCAACTAAACCAACGGTTAATAATATTTACAAAGGCACAAAACATTATGTTGCTAAAGAGAATGGTCCTACACCACACGATAATTGGGTAAATCAATGGCAATCACTATTCAATAGATTTCCACAGACCATATTTTACAAAGTAAATAGAAATTTGAGACTAAAAGACAACGTAAACAATATGGTTGCAGAGTGGGACGGCCAACATAATTTATACTATGTTGACTATTCCAGCATTGACAATCTTGAACAAATTTGATATATTGGCTAGAATGATTAATTATATTACATATCTTATAAACAAACTAACGCAATTTAGAGAGTATCTTATACAGAGGTCTATACCTAGAGGGCAAACAGCACAACAATGGGCTGCTGGTTATAAGAAGTGGAAACGTGAACAGAGGAAGAAATAATGAATGAAGGATTTAAGATACCATCAGTTACCTTTAGAGTAAGAACAGGTGACGAAGTTGAAACAGATGGTGGTTGTGCTATTGGTGGTCAATGGTTGAATGAGACAACAGACAATTACTTTAAAAATAAAAGAGTAGTTTTGTTTAGTTTACCAGGTGCATTTACACCAACTTGTTCATCACAACAATTACCAGGTTTTGAAGAGAACTATGACACAATTAAAAAATTTGCAGTAGATGAAGTTTATTGTATATCAGTAAATGATTCTTTTGTAATGAACGCTTGGGCAGACCATATGGGTATTGAAAAAGTTAAGATGATACCAGATGGCTCAGGCAACTTCACTAGATTTATGGGAATGCTAATTGGTAAAAACCATTTAGGTTTCGGTAATAGAAGTTGGAGATATATGGCAGTAATAGATAATGGAGTTGTTGAGAAATGGTGGCAAGAACCAGGTATTAACAATGAGGGTACAGATGATGACCCATATATAGAATCTACACCAGAGAATATGTTAGAATATTTGAGGTCTAGTGAGTAAATCTATTATAAATAATAATGAGGCCGATAATATAGGTCACACAAATACAACGAACATATTTAATACAAAGGAGATATAATATGGACTTTGAAAGTTTAAAATCAAGTGCTTCTAATTTTGATAAAATAACAAAAGCGTTAGAAGCTAATTCAGAAAAACCAGAGACTTCTGGAAATTCAAAAAACAAATACCAAGACGAAAGAATCTGGAAACCAGAACTAGATAAAACTGGTAATGGCTATGCAGTAATCAGATTTTTGCCGGCAACTTCAGGTGAAGAAATGCCTTGGCAAAGAGTTTGGTCACACGCTTTCCAAGATAAAGGCGGTTGGTATATTGAAAACTCATTAACAACTCTTAATCAAAAGGATCCTGTTAGTGAAGAAAATACAAGACTTTGGAATACAGGTGTTGATAGTGATAAAGAAATTGCTCGTAAGAGAAAAAGAAAATTATCATACTACTCAAACATCTTTGTAGTTTCAGACCCTAAACATCCAGAGAATGAGGGTAAAGTATTCATCTTTAAATTCGGTAAGAAAATCTTTGATAAGATTACTGAAGCAATGCAACCAGCATTTGATGATGAAACACCAATCAATCCATTTGATTTTTGGAAAGGTGCAAACTTTAAACTAAAAATTAGAAAAGTTGATGGCTATTGGAACTATGATAAGTCAGAATTTGAGGGCGTATCAAATATTAAAGAGTCAGATGATGACATCAAAAATATTTGGTCTAAACAATACCCTCTAAACCCTTTTGTTGACCCTAGTAATTTTAAGACCTATGACGAACTCAAAGAGAAACTGAATAGGGTAATTATGGGACAACGAAATACAGAGACCGTGGAGAATGTTGACCTCCCACCACAATCTACCACAACCTCTGTACCTAGTGGAAGTGATGTGAAATCTGAGCCGGCTAGTGATGAGGACGATACAATGTCCTACTTTAGTAAATTAGCAGACGAAGATTAATCTTTCTCTCTCAAAAATCACAACTACAACCTCTAGCGAGAAATCGCTAGGGGTTTTCTTATAAATAGTGGTATGGTAAATATATTTAATCCACTAGTTGACTTACAGGACAAAGCATTAAAGTCAGCGTCTTGGTATCGTAATGCAGCTTCACTTATTGCAGATAGAGCTACGTCTGCTAAATTAATGAGAGACGGCAAATTAT